GTTCCTGAGCTACCATCTGTACCACTTGAACCTGATGTTCCTGAGCTACCATCTGTTCCACTTGAACCTGATGTTCCTGAGCTTCCACTAGTTCCTGAGCTACCGTCTGTACCACTTGAACCTGAAGTTCCTGAAGAACCATCCGTACCTGAGCTACCACTAGTTCCTGAAGAACCGTCTGTTCCACTTGAACCTGAAGTTCCTGAAGAACCATCCGTACCTGAGCTACCACTAGTTCCTGATGAACCATCTGTTCCTGAAGAACCTGATGTTCCTGAGCTACCATCCGTACCACTTGAACCTGAAGTTCCTGAGCTACCGCTAGTTCCCGAAGAACCATCTGTTCCTGAGCTACCACTAGTTCCTGAACTACCATCTGTTCCGCTTGAACCTGATGTTCCTGAGCTACCATCTGTTCCACTTGAACCTGAAGTTCCGTCAACACCACTTAACCCTGATGTTCCTGAAGTACCGTTTATACCCGAAGTACCTGATGTTCCACCTGTAAATGTAATTACTACGTTTCCACCTCCATTATCAATAACAGAAGCACCCGAAAAAGTCATACCTGTAACGTTTGTTGCCGTTACACCTGACGTGGCATCATAAACTGTAAGAGGACTTCCACCTCCACCTGATGTAAATCCTGAAACATTAACTGAAGAACCATCGCTATTATTTAAAGTAAGCGTACCTGTCCCACTATTATATGTTCCACCTGTGACAGTACCTGTAAATCCTGTGATTGTAACTGTACCACCAGTACTATTATATAAATCTAATTCTTGTGTTCCTGAAAAATATGTTCCTCCAGTAACTTGAACATCACTACCCCAAAATATTTGCCATCTGGCATCATTCTTTGTAACACCGCTTACACCTTCAATAGTAGAACCTGTCCAAGCATCAACAAACGTAATACCTTCAGGGGTATCATCGTAAGCTTCATAACCATTACCAGTATCAACAATTGACCCTACCGCTTCAGCAGCGTCCCACATTGCCGTAAATCCTGTCATAGTATATTGGTATACTGTATCAGTTTCCTGAACATAAACTTGCATACCTAATCTTCTACGCCCAGAAGAAATACCGTCGTTATTAAGATTTAAAATATTTGGAACCGCATATGGAACATTATAATAAAAACTTATTGGGATTGAGTTACCTGAATATAAAACAGCCCCTCCATCAATTAATGTTTGTGGTGGTATTATCCAATCTAAATCAGATAAATAAAATACCTCCATGTATCCACCAATACCAAGCACACTAAAATTAGTACCAGTATCATTAGTTCTTAACACCGAATCAGGTGCTTGTAATAATGTGGACGAAGTTGGGTTTTTATATTGAAAGCTCATGTTATATGTAAATATTTGATTATTATCTATTATTTTTATTTTTTTATACTAATGTTCCTCCTTGGAAATACCAATTATTACCAGAATTTGTAATATTCAATCCTGAAGCAGTTTTTGTTGTATAAACTCTATATGTTCCTGCTGGTATATTTGTTGAACCACTATAATTTACAACCAAACTATTTGTTAATGTATTAACAACCGTATCAGTTATTGGTGGATTAGCATTACCATTTTTAATGGTTGAGTATTTTTGTCCATTTGTCATTCCTGTCGCAACTATCCATGTATACCAAGCAACTTCACCCGCAGGAACTGTGGTATTTGGAACTTGAATTGTTTGGAATTTGTAAGCAACTATTGGATTACCGTACGCATCACTACCACCTGATGTTGTTGAGATTGGTGCGGTAAATATTGAAGGTTCACTAACACCCCAACCACTATAAGCAATATATGCGTTCATTTGAGCGTCAAATGTTGCTTGAGTTTGAGTAACGTTATTAATATTAAACCCTCTAAATGCACTTCCTTGTGATAACATATAGTTATTTAACGCAGTTCTAATTGTTGCGTCATTTCGGTCAATGAATAGATATGCTTGGAACGGTGGTGATGTTGGAGTTGGTGTTGCGGTATGTGTTGGAGTTTGAGTATATGTTGGTGTATTTGTTGCGGTAACTGTTGGTGTAACCGTTGGTGTTTCAGTATTTGTTGCGGTAACTGTTGGTGTCTGAGTATTTGTTGCAGTAACTGTTGGTGTCTGAGTGTTTGTTGGTGTAAGTGTTGGTGTAGGTGTTGGAGCATCCATCAACCTGATTTCAACAATGTCATTTTCATTTAAATCACTATTAAATGTTATAGTCCAAGTACTTCCAGCATCTAAAGTATTAGTATCAATTAGTATTGTATTAATTAATAATTGTAGTGTACCTCTTGTAGTACCACTTGTTAACACATCTAAAGTACTTCCACTTGGAATTACATCATGGAATGCGTTTTTGGTTTGAGTATAATCAACTGGTGGTACATATCCTGTAATTGTAAATCCTATTGTTGGTAGGAATGTAATACTCATACCACCCGTAGTGTTAAAGTTAGACGCTATAAAGTTTCTATTTGGTGTTGTTGTTGGCGTTGGCGTTAAAGTATTTGTTGGTGTTTGAGTTTGCGTTGGAGTTTCAGTAACAGTAGGAGTATTTGTTGGTGTCTCTGTTGGAGTTTCAGTAGTTGTTGGCGTATTTGTTGGCGTCTCAGTAGGAGTTTCAGTAACACTTGGTGTCACTGTTTGAGTTGGTGTCTCAGTAACAGTAGGTGTTTGAGTATTAGTCGGTGTCGCAGTATTACTTGGTGTTACAGTTGGTGTTGAAGTTTCATTAGCTGTTGGTGTGTTAGTTGGTGTCTCAGTTACAGTAGGTGTTGGTGTCTCAGTGTTACTTGGTGTTACAGTTGGTGTTGAAGTTTCACTAGCAGTTGGCGTATTAGTTGGTGTCTCAGTTACAGTAGGTGTTACCGTATTAGTTGGCGTTGCAGTATTACTTGGTGTTACTGTTTGCGTTGAAGTATTAGTTGGCGTGTTTCCTGGAGTCTCACTTGGAGTTTGTGTTGGTGTTTCAGTATTTGTAGGAGTTTGTGTAGGTGTTTCACTTGGAGTATTTGTTGGTGTTTCAGTATTGGTAGGCGTATTTGTTGGTGTTTCTGAAGTTGTTGGCGTTGGTGTTTGAGTTTCAGTATTAGTAGGTGTATTTGTTGGAGTAGCGGTTGTTGTTGGTGTTTGAGATTGGGTTGTTGTAGGTGTTAAACCTATTGTTACTGTAGGTGTTGGTGTAAGAGTTGGAGTAGCAGTGTTTGTTGGTGTAAGAGTTGGAGTTGTGGTATTTGTTGGCGTTACACTATTTGTTGGCGTTTGAGTTAAAGTTGGAGTATTAGTTGGAGTTGTATTAACTGGTGTAGTTGTCGGTGTAATAGTAGGTGTTGGAGTTGGAGTTGGCGTACCACATTCAATAGTAACCACAACACCATCCAACATTTCATTTCTTGTTTGGTCAGAATAAATTAAAGTAGAATCCAAATAAACATTAAATGGACCTAGTGCATTTGAGTTAGAAGTTAATCTGACAATATATGTGGAACAACCAGTTACTGATATTTGCTGTTCAATTTCGTTATTACAACCGACAGCATTATTGGTAACTGTTATAGTGTATGTAGTCATCCGCGATAATTTATTAAATAAATACCTGAAATGATTACTTTTATTTTAAAAATGGGAAAATTAACCAACTAAATAATTAAGTTACTTGCGCGATGTTAATATTAACGATACACGAAGCCAATTCAATCGTTATTTCAAACGCACAACCGTAAGTACATTCTAAGATTTTAAATAATTTACAACCGTTAGCATCAATCAAAGTTAACATCACTTCAGGAGCTGTTTCAAATATTGATGGGATTGTTGAATTATATGTTTGAACAGGTGGAACAGGCCCAGGATATATTGTTGCAAGATTAACCGCATTATTACCGTAGATGTCTGAAAGTATCACATCTATTGGGTAAGTTCCTCCCGATATTTCCGTTAATCTTATTTGTACCATTTTATTTTAAAATTATTTTTAACATCCGCTACCTAAATTACATTCATAATACGCAACACCATTATTGAATATATACATAGCTCCGTTATGTTGAGAAAATACGTTATCTAATAATGTGGTCAATGATGAGTTAGTATAAATTATTGCACCAGATGCCCATACGCTACTTATGTTTGGTGCGGTATAAACTGTAATTGTTGACGTTGGCGAAACACATCTACAAATACCTCCACCACATGAAGCAGAACATGTGACTAAACTATGAGCCCTATAAGATATGGTTGGAGTTGGTGTATGTGTTGGAGTTTGATTAGGAGTTTTTGTCATTGTTGGCGTTACAGTATTTGTTGGTGTAACACTTGGAGTTACAGTATTAGTTGGTGTGTTTGTTGGGCTAACAATAGGTATTGTAGGTGTTGGGCTAGGTGTGGTTGTTTGAGTTGTTGTTATTGTTGGAGTTGGCGTTGGTAAATCACAAGACAAACACATAATGTCATAAACTATAGTTAATTCAATGACTATTTCTTGTCCATTTAATGTTGTGTTATTTGGGTCTGTACTTATTGTTATTTGATTATTTACCGCATCAATTGTGACACCTCCGACACCAGGTATTGTTAATAATAAATCATTAACAGTATCATAATAAAGATTATCACTCGGTGCACTAACTAAAGTTGTTCCTGTAAAGAAATTTTGACTTGTGGTTAATCCCATAGGATTAACAGAAATTTTAACACCATAAACCGCAGAAATTAAATCACAACTAACTTTATCATTAGTTAAATCATTAAAACCTTCATTTAACATTTGAAGTAAACCGTATTTAGTTTGTGATTGAATATTAAATTGTTCACCACCCATAATATACGTTTGGTATGATACGTAAAGTCCTTGACAATCAATTAACGCACTTCTAGTTAAAGAACAACCAACACTATCAACAACAGTTAAACTGTAGGTGCCAGCAGTTAATCCCGTAACTTGAATTTGTTGTGGATTGTTTTGAACATTATTTGACCAATCAAATGTAAATGGTGGTGTTCCTGTTGATATTAATGCGGTTAATGTTCCATCAGAACCCTCACCACAAGAAGTACTATATAATGTAAAATCTAACGGCTCACTTTGAGTAACGTATACTTGGCTTGTTTGTGTACATCCTGTGGCATCCGTAACCGTTATTGTGTGTTGTCCTGAAGCGACGTTTGTAAACGTAACCGCAGATAATGTTGTATCAATAACGTTTTGAATACCATCCAAAGAATAATCATAAGGTGACGCACCACCTTCAGTCCTTGTAACTAAGACTGAACCATTATTTTGATTACATGTTGTACCTGTAACTTCAGTTGATATTGTATATGTGTTTGTGGCAAATAATGTAATCTCATCCATGTACGAACAACCTGCAGCATCTTGTACCGCAACACTATATGTACCTGTTGATAGATTATTAAAAACTTGTGATGTTTGCGAATTAATAACATTTGTTGTGTTACCGTCAGGATAAATTAAAGTATACGTATAAGGTGATGTACCACCGTTAACTGATACCGTAATTGACGCGGCGTTACTTGAACACGTTGTACCTTGACTAGAGATTGTAATTGAAGCAATACCAAGAGGTGTTAACAATGTACTACCAGCCAAAATATTACAAAAGGCAGAATCGGTAACTGAAAAACTATAATCACCTGAAGATAATCCAGATATGGTCCATGAGGTTGAATACTGAATTGAAACATTACCTGTTGATGCAGAATAATAATACGGCGCAGTACCACCTGTTATCTGTATTGTAAGAGCCCCATCCGCAGCAAAACAAGATGGTTGAACTGCGGTGAATTGTCCAAGTCCGATTGGTGGTATGTTAGTTATGGTTGCACTTTCACTTGTAATACATCCTAAACTATCGGTAACCTGTACCGAATATGGTCCTTCAGTTAATCCTGTAATAGTTGCACCAGTAAATCCATTACTCCATAAATAAGTAAACGGTGCGGAACCAGTTTGTCCTGTTACCGTTATTTTACCTATTGGTGTACCACCGCAACTTGAGTTTGGAACCACATATAACCCAAAACTAAGAGGTGTGGATGATTCAACAATAAAATTTTGGCTTTCACCCGAACAACCACCTAAATCTTCGGCAACCATGTAATAGGTACCCGCAGTTAAATTGTTAAACACAACTTCAGATGTATTTGTAATTGCAGATGTTATATACCCACCATCACCTGAATACAAATAAAAGTTTGTACTTGAATAATCAGAAGTAGATGAACCTGTAACAAAACCATTATTTAAACCGCAAATTGTACTTTGAACACCTAAAATGCTTGTGCACACCCCAGACGATATGGGTATGTTAATATAAAATTCTTGGTTAACAGGTAGAGTACTATCATTAACTCTAACACCGTATGTATCGGCACTTAAAGAAGCCCTAATTGATGGTGAAGTAGTAACAATATCGGTACCTAAATTTGGCTCGACCCATTCAACCGTATATGGAGGAGTTCCACCATATGGTAATAGAGATGCTATTCCAGACGATGTTGATGAACAATCACCAGTTACAGATATGTTATAATAAAATGATGCCATTATTGTGTACAGTTAATGTTAATGTTTATTCCAACGTTTAATGAAACAGTATCCACTATATTTTGAGTTAAACACGCCAAATTTGTTATTGTTAATGTATTACCATTTAGGTAATATGTATACCCATAATTATATAATTGAGGTAAATAATTTATTAAAGCGTTTCTCCATTGTGTATTAGTTGGTACATCTGAAATACCATAACCAGTATAGAAAGAATCTTTAATTATTACTTCTCCATTTATAGTTAAATCAACATACCAATCGGTTAATACTGAGTTTTCATAACATTGATTTAACGTTAATCCGCTTTGAGCCAACATGTTATTAACTCTATTACCTAAAATACTACTAAAGTTTGATACCATAACATCACCATTAAACCACGGATAAATGTTAAAGTCCGCATATTCAGTATTACATGTATAATCAAATATGTTTGAAATGATATAACATGGGTCAACAGGGACTGGAATAAATTGACAACCTCTTTGTCTTCTATAAACAAATTTTTGTTTATTAAAGATTGAATTTTCTAATCTAACCCCGCCATTCCAAATAGTTGTTGCTGGAACCATTTGTTCAACCAACTTAGTCCAATAAGGACCAATACCATTTACGTAATCAATTAATTTTTGATACGTATATTTGTTGTTTGGTATTCCAACGGTTTGTTCGGATTCAATGTATTTCCAAAATATTGATTGTAATGTAGGGTAACCACCTGTTTTACCATCAGTGATATATTGTCTATTTCTTGTGTTAATCATATTCTCCCAAAATGTTTGAGAAAATTCAAAGAATGTTTTTTTCTTTGGTTCAGGGTTAACATAAGTCCAATCAACCCCGCCTGGTACAGGATAACCAACAGTTAGACCTGATTCAGGAATTGGATAGTCATATTGAACTGATTGGTTCCAAACATCATAAACAATACCTTGAGCAGGATTTAAAAATATATCAACATTCTTAACGTTTAATACTAACTTCTCATTATCAACGTAATAATATGCATTGTAATCCCCTTGAGTTGAAACTCTAATTCTATCATCATCAGATAACCATGACTTATTATTATCAACAACTTTTTGTAATTTAAATCCTTCATTCATGTATGGAAAATCTCTATATCTATTAAGATAAGTTTGACCATAGGTAAATGGTGTTAATTGAGTTTGGATACTATAGTTTTGGCCTGTATAAACATTACCTGTAAGTTGAACTTGGTCAGGGCTTCTATGTTGTGGAGTTGTTTCATACCAACCTGCACCTATTTGGAAAAAGAATGTTTCTGTATTTGCTGGTGCGTTTGGATAACCTTCGGCATCCATTGGGTAATCTTTTAATGTAATGTTAACGTCTTGGTAGGTTGCTGTTGAGGTAAATGCCGTATATAACTGTCCTTTAATTTTATAAGTTTCACCTGCTAAATAAGAAGGAACATTATTAGCATACGTACCACCAGAAATACTAGCCCATTGAGTTTCAAATTGGTCAAGATTAATTCTTTGGTCAGCTAAATAAATGTGTTCATTATATTCAATTAACGAATCAGGAGCACCAATTAATCTTAATAAAAATTCAATTGACCTTCTTGTTCCTTTTGACTTGAAAAGGTAAGAAGCGTTAAGAATTAAGTTTCTATAATAAGCATAGTTTAATTCTGTTGGTGTTAAAGCCCTAGCATATCCAGGATACGTTGGAGTTGATGTATTACCAAAAACAGAACTTAAAAAATCATCGTTTGTTATTGGAGAAAAGTTTGATGACCATCCCAATGTTCTAGCCAAGTTAACTAATAATTCAGAAGGTATGTCATTTGATGGGTTATAATTAACAGAATTCATATAAGCTAAACCATCAATAAATTGTTTTATTTGGTCAAAACTTCTACCATAAATTTGAAATATTTTTTCAACTTTTTGACCTAATGTGTCAAATTCTTTTAATGAATCCGTAATTAAAAACCTTGAAATTAAATTTGTTTTGAATGAATCCAAATTAACCGCAATCGCTTGAATTTGTTCAAGGTATCTATCAAATAAGAATGAACGAATGTCCAAATTCCAAGGACCTTGTTTTGGCCAAGTTACTTGTTGATATTCAGTATATGTTTGACCAAATTCATTTTGTTGTGGTACTTGGAATACCGCAGTATATTCAGGTCTAACTAATCTATTAACCAAAAACTTTTCAATTTCATCAAATGACTCTTGAAAAACTTTATCAACAATAAAATCGTTTGGTCTAATTTGGAAATCATCGTTAAGTGTGGTTGCCGTAGTTCCAAATGGCGCCCCTGAAACATAAAATTGAATATATCCCGAAGATAATGTTTCCGATGGTGTAAACGAAAGTACTTCAAAGATGTTATCATTAATACTAACACAATAATCAAGATATGTGTTATATAAATTTCTATATGGAGATACTTCAATTTCTCTAATTGATAGATTAGTTGCAGCACTAATTGAATAATCAATATCTAAAGGATTGTTAATCCTATCAACATTTACTTTAAAATAAGTTTCATCGTTTTGAGAGTCATAAACAATGTCATAAGCAGTATTACCTGTAGTGTAGTCATCATTGTTAAACATTACATCTAACGACGCAGGAAAATAATTAATAATTCTTGTTATAGAAACACTAAATCTTTTAGACAGTGAACCATACATTGAAAAGTTAAGAACTTGAGAAATATCATAATTTGGATAAACCCTGAATTGGGTTGCCATAATTCTTCTACTCTCCTCTAAACTATCAATACCCATCATGTCCAAAGACATAGGTTCAGAGAACGCCCCTACATTAAAGACTCTGTTAACCTTTTCTGTTACACCAGTGGTAAATTCAAAATTACCTTGCGTAAGTCCTCCACCCTCAACAGTTTGTAATCCTACAATGTTGTCAGAGAAGGTACCCGCTCCATTACCTGGTCTTGGTGGGTAAAAATATTTAGTATCTTTTATATCTACCGCCATTAAGTTGTTATCGTTGTGAAGTTTTTACTAAAATCAATATTATTTCCTCTACTTTGTCTAACCTCATAAAGTAATGCATTAAATTGGTCTCTAATTTCATACAAGTTGTACTGTCTGTAAATGTTATTTTCAGCGTCGTAAATTGTGTAGATACCGTCATCAATAGATTTGGTTTGATTACCGTAAAGTGCAATTGCAAGAGACGAAATATCGTACTCAACCATATCAATTTCTAATGTAACAGGATTAAAAAACGTATTACTAATTATTATACTTTGGTCAGGTTGTCCAATAAATGGTGTCGCATTTGGCTTATTCGTTGGTGAAGATGATGGTGATAAAGTTAAAAATATTAAATTTGAACTACCATCAACATATCTATATCTAATAGATTTTTGTGTTGTATTAATCTCATTTGTTACAACTGGTTCACAGAAGAATGATGATGTGACAACTCTAAAGAAATTAGGTATTTTTGAACCGTCAGCATTTAAGTATTCAATTCTAAACCCTACCAATCCTTGTGGTACAAATTTATTTTGGAATTGTACAGGTACGTTTGTGATATCAATTATAATACCCTTAACATTTGGTAATGCACTTAACACACCACAATCTGTAATTCTAGTTCTAATTTGAGCAGGTCTTAAATATAAAGTATAAATCCCAAGAGCGTTAAATTGTTCTGCTGGTAATGTTAAGTTATATAATCCACCCAAAATTTCAACATCTGCGTTTCCACCTGTTTGTGTATTATTGAAATAAGGTTTTAATAATGTCTGTGCGTCAAGCTCTGTAAGGATAAAATTATCCGTAACATCCCTTGATGGTGTGTAGTTCATTATAATTTGTACATCTTCAGGTGATACGTCTGAAGGTCTAATTGTTCCGTATGAGCCGATTGCCATAGTTTCTTTTTATCTTATAAATAGTTTAGTTCTTTTTTTCAACGTTAAAAAATCCATATCCGTAATTAATCATGTCACCAAGATTATCAACCTCACCCATTCTTTGTATTCTTTCATATACAGAGTTCTTTCCTCTCTCAATAAAGATGTTAGTTTGTATCTGTGCTTGGTCAATAACTTTAAGTAAAACCTCATCTTTTGTGATTGGTCTTTGAGTTAAATTGTTTTCAGTAAATCCTGAAGATGGTTCAAAAAAGATTGTTGTTCCATCAACATAATCATAATAATTTACACCATTAATAGTATATGCGGTAAACACAGGATTCATATCTGTAATTACACCCCATATTTGACCGTTTTTAATTACAGGTGTGTTTACAATATATTTTACAGAACCATATAACGCCAAGTCAGTTACACTTGATTTTGTTAATCCTGAAATAGTATAAGGTACTGTAACATAATTAAATGAAGTTTGAGCTGACACTTCATTAACCGCATCACCTGAAAATATATAATCATAACTAACGGGTGTTCCAGCCCAATTACCACCCGCTGGAGTGAAAAAAGCCTCGCCATTTGGGTTATTTGGAACCACATTGGTGTATGGTGTCGTAATTGTTTTAGATACTCTTGTTATACCCCATGGATTTGTTTGTTCTAATGAAATTGTATATGTTGTATTTGCCGTTGGATAAGTATGGCTTAAAGAATTTGGTGCGTAAGTTGTTATTGTTTGTTTTGGAGAACCGTCACCCCAATCTACTCTATATACAGACAAATCAAGGAATTTTTGAAACTCACTTGATGTGTTGTAAATGTTATAAACATATGGATTTGTAGTTGTTGATGAAAATATAAAATTAGCTACGACATCTTTTTGTAAAACCGCTCCATCAAATGGACTATAATACCCAACATCAACCGCAGTTTGTCTAATTAGAATTGGTACGGTCAATCCTGTTAATAAAGAAGTACCATTAGGACCTGAACTAACAACTTTAGTCATAGCAGAATAAACTCCAACAGTTTGTCCTGAATAAGTGTTATTAACATTTTGTCCTTGTAAATTTACTAAAAATAAATCTCCAAGTATTGTCTCTGGTGATACTATTATTTTATAAAAATCTTCCATTATTTTGGATTAACATATTCGTACCATTTTATGGGTATTGTCGCACCCGCTCTGTCCCCAAGATTACTATAAAGTGTTTGCGATGGATTCATACTAAACACTTGGTAATTGTGTTTATCATAATCCAATTCAACCCTATAATAAAAATATTTTGTACTATCAAAAGTAAATTTATCACCAGCAATTGACGATTGAGGCATATTCATCATCTTGGTAAAATACCCATTTTTTGCGTCATAAAATTTTGCACTCATAAAAAATGTTTTTATGTTTAAAAAGTTTCTTTTCTTTAACCAATAAATGAAAAATCCTTCTTTGTCTCCAACATAATCTAGCACAAAATATGGTTTTTTAACTTTAACAAGAGTTCTTTGCATTAACGTATCCATTGTTAACCCTTGTTGGGTTGGGATTATAATTGTTATGTAATTTGTTTGACGTTTTTCATCAACATTATCATATAAATCCAATTTAAAAAACGAATTCGTAAAGTTGTTTGTATAGTAATAAATTTCTTGTGGCGTAAAACCTTCTGACATATAATTGTTTCTCCAATTTGCAGAATCGCTTAATGACCCACCTGAATAAAAGTTAAACTCATATTGTATGTCGGTAAGTTCAAACGCATTATCCGAATATGGGTCTGAAACCGCAATAGGTGCGTGAGCAAATCTTGTAACTTCAAAGTCACCATATGTACCAGTAACCTGATTAATTATATCCGCCTCATATTCATCAATACTTTGGTCTAAACCTAAGTAATCCCAAGTTAATTGAATTGGAATAACTAACTCCTTGTTAATTAATCCATCTTGTCTTATTTGTATTTTATTCACATCCATCAATCAAAGGTTTAATAGGGTAAGGAACTCCAACTAATGCGGAGTTATAGTTTATTCCTTCAGGGATTAATCTAAATTGAACATCTTTGAACGGATATTGAGCAAAATTTAAAAATGGATAATTAACACCTCTATCTAAATTATCAATAAACCCATAACTATATAAATCTCTCCATCTAAATTGTTGGTCTGAATTTGAAAAATAAGAGTATGATGGTACTCCATCAACGGCATCAACATTTCCCGTTTCAACGTAATCAGAAAAAACTCTAATTGTCATTGATGTGTGTGGTTCATAGTAAAATCCAGGCGCGTTTGTGTTAGAAGTTTGTGTAGTCTGAAATATATTTTGATTGTATTTTAATTTGTGGTAGTAAGGTGAAACCACTCTTTCCAATTGTTCGTAATTATTCCATTCACAAAAATCACCGTCAATTGTACTACCAGACATTAAATCTCTATTATAATAAAATGTTTTAGTAACGCCGCTAGTTAACGTATAACTTGATGTCAATATACTTGTATTTGAATTTAAATTACTATTATCCCACCAATAATTAGAAGTTTTAGTTAAATTAAATTCCCAACCTTGTTTCAAACCAACACCGTTTGTAGGTTTATTAAAGTATCCAGTATATCCTTTATTAATTATTGTTAAAAATAACTCACTAACAGGACGTTTTTGATTATCTAAAACATTATTTAAATTTAAATCATAATTAACTGTTATATTGTACGAATTACTACTTGTTTTTTGTGATACTCTTGAAAGATTATTTGGTGTAATTGAACTAAATTCAAATTTCTTTTCTTCTAAAAATACATTTTTTTCAAACGCATTTTTTGTCATCACACAATCATCAACATTTGTTAAAATCTTATGTTCTCTTACATAATATTTTGATTTAGTTTCTTCAATATTTTCAGGATTAATTACTCGTTTAAATGTTCCTGTCACATTGTTGGCAAAGGTTGCACCAGTATATCCAACATTATATATGTTGAATATATGTGTATCACTATCAAATAAACCATTACCTAATGAATAAACTTGAAATAATTTTATACCATTATAGTTGAAAGATAATTCAACATATTCACCAACACTCAATCCATGTGGAGATATACATTGAAACGACACAACGTTACTACCATTTTGAACTGAATTTTGAATATAAAATGGAATTCCTTCTGACGCTATCCAAGTTAAACTTGTACCATTTAAACTATAAGATAATTGTTTATTATAATTGTTTTGATAAGCATAACTAATATAATACGTCCAATTATATGTGTAAGCACTTTTAGCCTGATATCTTATATGTTGGTCACTAACATCTGGTCTATAAAAATCAAACTCATAGTATTGAGGAAATCCTTTCCATATGTTATTTGTTTTTGAAGCAATTGGGTCAACATAATATAAAGTATTTCTAAAAGGTACGTAACCTGTTGTTCCCGTATAAGTGTTAGAATATAAGTAATTTACTTTAAATGTTGGTCTAAAGATAGTACAACTCTGTCTCTCATTATCATAAATCTGAGCAAGACTAATACTTTGACTTCTATCGTATTCTGTTATTTGTTGACTTTGTTCCTCTAAAGACAATGAAATCTCTTGGTCAACAAATGGTGCCGACTTATACTGTAAACTACTTGGTATGATTGTATACTTATTCAACTACTGAGTATTTTGTTTTAAATTTATCTAAAGCACTTGCACCTTTAACGGTACCAAAATAAAATTGAAATGGTGCCCCAACAATGAATTTTGACGAACGTGGTGATTGTGTGCTATATACCAAAGTTGGTGGAGTTGTAGTTGGTGTTATTACACCAAAATTAATTGATTGGTATTTTACCGTAACACCAGCAACACTACCTGTTTGAGTATTACCCGAACAATCAACATATGAATACGCCCCACCTGCAGTAACACCTTCATAACAAAAACCAGAACTAAAAATATATCCTCGTTTACCTAAGTCATCAATTGTTGGACTTGAACTTAAATTGTTACTAATAAAATATGATGGTGTTGTAATCTCTGTTCTATCCAATGATTGATATGCTTTGTTCTGAACAATATCAGCATAACTTGTTCCCCATGTATTATATTGACTACCAAATATTGTACTCGTATTACTTAATTTCCATTGGTAAAATGGCACTACTTGAGATTTAATACCATAATTGTATGGATAATAAGCAGAATTATTGTTAGACCTAAAATCAATTCGACCTGGAGTTAGGTAATCTTTTGTTTGTAAATTATCAGTTGTTGATGAAAACCAAACAGCTATTGTAGGATTATTTGCGGTACCTAATATTTGTGTTGGGTTATTTGTCGTGCCTGCATAAATTTCATAAAATTCAGGTGAAAAACTAATATTACCAATTTCACTGTTAATTGATAATAACTGAGCAAAGTCCCCATCTACTCTTTTTTGTGGACTAAAAAGTGACAATGTACCACTGCCTTGAGGTCTTGAAAATAATTGGTCAATAGAGTTATCACCAACAGAAATAATGGACGCCAAAAATCCTTCATCCGTTATTCTTGAAATAACAAAAAGATTAACAAGGTCTGATGGGTCAGAATAACTAGTAGGATTAATATCAGGTATTACATAAGCCCTTGTTGATGGGTCAAATGATAATTCAGAATATATTATATCTTTAAACCCTAAATTCATTATTGTTGTCGGGAACATTAAATTTCTATTGTTAACCGCCCCATCTTCATTTGCATCTCTACCTCTAAATTTATTGTTAAATGAATCATAAGGACTGCTTCTATAATAAAAATTAGTAGTATCAAAATCAAAATACGCCAATGTGTTACAAAATACTGGTGATTTTGGTTTATTATTGGTGTCGTAAAAAGTATCTACTTGAATTGGGAACATATACAATGAACCGTTTATCCAATTATTTGCAAATGTTTGTGATAACACTCCTCGGCATAACCCATAGAAAAATCTAAACCTAAAACCCCACTCGGCAAACGTCCCATAATCTTTAATTAAATCAAGTAATGGTCTTCTCATAAACATATAACATCCTTTATCAACCGCATCAGCTTCTGGGCAAGAAGGATTAATTTGAAATGAACTTCCAAAACCTTCATAACATTTTAATCCAACCATGGTTTCACAATTAAAACTTTCTAAAACTCTCGCAGCATTTGGTAGTTCTCCAAGGTCTGGCGTAACTTGACTTGCTCCTGTTGTTGAATTAGGTCCCGATAAAATTTCACCATTATCTGAAATTTGATATATCGCAAAATTTAAATTTTGTTGTAATAGTGCTGGATTTGATATCCAAGAACCCCCATCAAGAATATCAGAACTTGGTAATCTATCTGTTCTCATAACATTCAAATTACTAACTGAAAAATTAATTGACAATAACGATTGAAAAGGCGATGTTGGTATGGTAACCCATAATATTTGAGTATAATAATTACGGGGTGCAATATTAAATGGCCAAGAAGTACTTCCATAAGTTGTACCAACAACATAGTTGTTTATGGTCATAATACCTAACCCTGAAACATCTTCAGAATCATCATACTTGGCAGAATTGTTTGCCGAATCATAAAATCCATTTGTTGTAACACTTATTACTTTGTTTGGTGACGCCCCTATATACTCTGGTGGTGAATTAAGAGATGGTAATTTTGTACTATCTAAAGCACCATAATACGCAATATTACTTGTACTAAATCCTGTATATTGTTGACCAACAATTGTACTACCAGGAATACCAGGTTTAAAGAAATATGATTGATAAGTAATAAACGTTTGATTTGTATGAGATTGTACTGAAGTTGAGTACCCCGCACTTAACTTTTGTATAGGTATATTTAATCTTGTCGTAGCGGTAACTGTAAATCCAGGACTACCCAAAGGTTTACCGAATAAAATACTCACATCATATTCGTTAACATATTTTGGAGAATATGGGTCAACTCCTCTTTGTAAAATTAAAATATACTGATTTTCATAGTCTTGATAAAATTGTAAAGGATTTACTGAACGTAAATATGGTGTAACAATAAAATCATTACCGCCACTATTATACCATTCATTTATTACTGATGGTGCATTTATAACATTTGGAAACTGTTCTGCTGTTGTCCCAGTATTCCATATTAAGGCAGCTTGGGATAGTGTTATTGCGGTAACAACTTGGTAATATTCAATATCAGATGGAAATTGATATGTTGTATTGTCAGAACCATATGGTAATGAATATGAAACGGTATTATCTGAATATTGTGTAGTTGCATAGGTAACATTTACCGTAGTAGAGGCGGTAGAATTATATGATTGCCCACTAATCCCTTGAGTTATTCCTGTTATTGTAGTTGCACTATATAAGTAATTTAAATCCTTAGAGCTTGAAGGGTTTATAAATGTTAATAAATCACCAGAATTATACTGTGTTGGTGAAATTACTGTAATGGTATTATCATAATGGTATTTACCAATGTTTGAACTTTTAGCAAAAGTTACTCTAATTCTGTTTAAACCTACAAAAAAATTACCTCTCTGATTAAATAAATTTATTCTTTCACCAAGTGGTAAACTTCTAGATGTGAAAGCAAAATTTCCATTATTACTTGGTAGGTTATACACCGATGAAATTGGTAATTTATACCAATTTGAATTAGCTATTGCCGCGGAGCTAGCAAATCCACCTAAAGCTTCACTTGACATTATTGATAAATATTGAACGTCTTCTGGAGCATTACCAACATAATATTGTTCCCACGCAACATTATAGTATTGTGGTGCTGAAAAATAACTCAAGAAACCATTACCTGTAGAATTTGGTGCTTGGTTTTGAAGAGTGTTTGCTCTTGTTGTTTGTATATCAGATTTACAATCACATGATTGACAGTCGGGATATGTAATCATTGGTAGTCTTATTGTATAATCTTTCTTTTCACAATTAATTTTTAATGCCCTACATATCCATCCAAATGGTCTTACTGACCATTTAAATATTCTAATCTCCGCCTGACATATTGCACATATGAACCTAAAAACTAGGTTATATAAAAATATTAATATATGTGCCTGTAAAATTATTGGTAAAGTAATAACTTGAATTACCGTAAACAATATTGAAAAAATAAAAAATAATAAATCAAAGTTTCTAAATCCATCATTTGCAGGAAATTTATTAACACTTGATTCACACTCTTGACTATCAATTTCCTTTATACCAATAAATCTACCTCTAGCACCTTTTTTAAATTCTGTCATCAACATTGATGGAGTATATACTCTGTTAAAATCAAATTGATAAAATGTGTCTTCACAATTTATAACTTCATTTAACCTTTTGGTTTTTTGAGTTGCGTTTGTAAATCCGTCTGTGTATCCACTCCAAGCTAAACCAAAATAATAAGAACTATGTGCTTGTTTATATTCATTAGAAGTTGACACATAATTAGTAGGGTCAACTGGACTATTAACACTCCAACCATACTCTTTAATATTTGGTAAAAGATAATAAGGTCTTCTTGTTTGTTCACTCAATGTTGGAGGTTGTTGCCATTTAATTTTAAATCTATATTTTCCTTTAGTTGGTATACCAACAGTCGGGTCATTTGATAACACTTTTTCACCAAATTCATTTGTAATATAATAATCCAAATTCATTGGTAATTCTGTTAACCAAGTTCCATCACCGTCAATAATATTACCCGCCTGCTCTAACTGAAATTGTTCTAAAACAGGATTGCCATCTTCATCTTGAGCAATAGTTTGTCTTATTGATAGAATTTGTCCAGGTCCTGTAGATAGTGAACATAAATTACCCATGTTGTCACGAGGTTTACAGTTTTTTCTAACTCTAAAGGCGTCTGATGTTGAAAAAATAGAACCCATAAAAGTTGCTGTGGGTTGAATATCAATGTTTGCTTCATCTCTTAAATCAAAATCCACTCTATTAATTGCAATATCACACAATTCAGGGTCACCCCAAAGTGGAGAGACTTCTAATTGTTTAACCAAATTAACAATTTGAGGTAAAGAATTTAAATCGTTTGATGTTCTAAATCTATTACCAGCAACTTGAGCTTCACTGGCAAGACCCATTCTTATTAAATCTTGTGGGGTTAAAGAAAATTCACCGATGTCTGACAAATCAACGTCCATAACTAACGTCTGTTGACCTTGTGGTACACCCATTATCATGTAATCACCACTGTCATTTGTTTTTACAGTTAATTTATAATATTTGTCGTATATTTCTATTGCAGTACTACCTGTTAATGCATCTAATCTTGTTGGTAACGTACCTGTGGCTGCGTGAGTTGAATATGATTGTTCGTATGGAAGTAAATTATATCTATAACCATCTTCATTCCTATCATTTGGTGATTTATATGGGTATATACTAGAAATTAAAGGATTAGATTCATCTATTGAATCTATTGGTATAAAGATTGAAACTCTAGCATTTGGTAATCCAAAACCATTATTTGCGGTAACTCTACCAACAACAACTCCGTACTCCGCACAACTTTTTATGTAGACATCTTCTTGTTGGAGTTTTAAAGATAAAATCTCTAAAAATTCAAACTCTTGGTCAAGTTGAATGTTGATTGTTTTATTAACTCCTAACTCCGTTCTTATTCTATATGATTGACCCATCAGGTTACTTTAATTTATAAATAGTTTATGTGGAATTTTTAAAGAGCCCACACAACTAAATAATAAACTAAAAAAAGATAAAATAAACTTGTTATGAAAAAGTTACAGATTGGAAATTTTTAACTGAAACTCTAATGTCCTTATTTGGATATCTAATTTGATAAACCTGTGATGGTTGCGCAAATATTGTATCATCAACAGGTAATATTAATTTTGTTTCTTCATTTGCATAAGTCATAGAAGTTTCGGCGGAAGAATATTGTCCCCCAACTTCATTGAATACATCAATTCCTGCAACGGTTAGTACTCCATTTGTGTTTTGAATTAAACTCCTAATTTCAGACAAGTAAACATTTTGTCCTAATTGTCTTGTTTGAGGATTAAAGTATGCCGATATCTTATCCACAACACTTGAAATTACTTGTCCTGAGTTCTGAGCCGAATCTAAAACAATTGATATGTCTAAACTTAAATCAATTACTTCAGCACTAAAAATAGAAATATAATCATTCATCATTCTATAGTTTGATAAATAATTTGCAATATTCTGTCTTAAAGTATTGGAAACAATGTTAGTTAATTTACCTGAAGTATCATATGATAATATTTGAATTAATATCTTATTATCATTTTCAGTGATAGATACTTTTGCAGGTGCCCCAAACTGAGCTGGCATGTTTCTAATTAATGAATCATAATCTTGAACGGTTACCGCTCTTTTTTGTGCCGAAAAGTTAAATGACACATAGTTTCTTATTTCTTCTAATGAAGGAATACCTGCCCCACCAACCGCCGCAGTTACGTTAACACATCTTAATGAGTTAACAACAGATGAGTTTGTAGTCTCTGAAGGTCCATTAACAAAGAAAGATACAGTACCTATTGCATTAATAACATTTGTTCCTAAGTTTGTTGCCAAACCACCACCAACTCTATATTGAATAAACAATGTTGAGTTTGGAGTTAATGTAGCCCCTAATGAAAGGTTATTTGAATATTTTTGTAAATCTAATGTAGCACCTAAAGTGGTAAATTGATTTAATTGGTCTTGAGCGGTATTTGTTCCACCACCAAATGTCATCTTTTTAAATCCCTCAGGAGTATACTCAGTAATAAATCTATCTTGAGTTTGAATATACCTACCAACTTTAATACCAGGTTGGTCAGATACTTTTGTAGGGTCTTCAACAAATACTCTGTCTTCCGCTAACGCATCTACTTCATACCATCTATTATCTAAACCTAAAAATTCAGAAGTTGTTGGAGTGTTTGTGTAGTTTGTACCATTTTTTAATAACACACTTGTTATACCTAATACATTTTTTTCAGGTAAGAATAATTCAAAAAATGGTTTAACATCATTAGCTCCAATTACTTTTTTAAACACTTTTGTAATACCATTAACAACAAGTTCTCTTTTTGTAATTGTATAGTTAATTAAAATATTATTAGCATTAAAGTTTGGAATCTTTAATCTATTTGGAAATCCTTGAGCGTTGTATGGTGAAGCAAAGTCAATGTCATAAACATTTTCAAATACAATACCAGCCCCGACAACTTGAGACCCTCTTGATAAAGTTCCAAGATATCTTTCATCTTCTTTATCACCATAAGCAGGAACCGTAATTGAAAAATCAACCAAAGATACCGATGGTCTTTGACCTGGCAATTTTAACCCATAAGTTCTTGCAATATTATATATTGAAGACCTTTGTTGAGCATATTGTAAAACAGTTTCTTGGATACTTCTATCAATATTATAATGTAAGTTATCCGCAACCGCAGCGTTTAAATCAATGAACACTGAGAATACTGATGCATCGTTGAAATCCTGAATCAAATCAGGATAATATGTTTTGGCGTAATTTAAGAGTTCAGTTCTTATTGACTGATAATCCCTACTTGTATATGATATTCTATTATTTGCCATCTTATTTAAATATTGATAATTACAAAATCACTCTGACCAAATGTTGAACCATTGGTTGAATAATCAATTCTTATTTTTGCGGTGTATTCTGAAGTTCCTTTACCAGGGAATCTATATATTGAAGATTCACTACTTCCAACCGTATTTTGTCCCGTTGCAATATCAACCTCTTCTTGTGGGTCTGCAGGTGTTATACTTAAACTGTTAACCAATAAGTTTGGCATAAAGTTTTCAATCGCGTCTCTAATGTCAGATTCAATTGCATTAAACGTTAATCCGTCAAATGGTTCAAAAAGAAATTCATATAATCTTGTACCAAATCCTGGTAAAAAATATCTAGACCCTTTTCTTGTTAACAATAAATGAATTAGGTCAGCCTTAATTTCTTGAGCTTGAAATTCAGTTAACTCCAAATAGTCACCTCTTGCAGAATCTCTGAAAGGGAAATTTAAACCATATGTAATACCATTAGCCATTGTTTATAAATATAGTGGTATTTCCTTTTTTGTGAGCAGGAAAATAAGGACAATGACGGCATTGGTTACCACAACAACTACCTCTTTTTAAATGATAATGTTCGGTAAACACATATTTCCCATCTTCAATATAAAAGTCAAAAGGGGGAATTTCTTCCCCCTTGTTTGACTCGTTAATATTTGTATGTTTATTATTTAATCTCACAAGCCCCACCAGCACAAGCCAATTCTCCGCTTAAATCAGTGTTATCTTGTAACTCAATAACTTTACTTAAATCAATTGAGTGAAGTTTTGAAAATAATCTTTCAAATTCTTCTTCAGTACAATCTTCAAATGGTGCTTGAATGTAACTTCCACCATCATAAGGTAATACAGATAATCCATTATAGAAGTCTCTATTTTCCCACATCCAATCACCAGCTAATTCCCAATCTTCAGCCTTTAAACTGATAGTTGCAGATACGTTGTGACTGTTTGAACCAGTTCTGTGACCAGGTCTAACCCACTCTTGTGTAATTTTTTTAACACGTTCTAACAATTGGAAAGGACTTTCAGTTCTTAAGATAGCTCCTTCAGGTGCTTTTTGTGGAACCGAAATAACCGCTGTATCATGTGGACGGAAGAATTCATCTTCAACCAATTCAGGGTGATTTGTCACCAAGTAATTGTAGATTGCCTCATTCTTACCAACACGTACTCTACGGATGTAGTAGTCGTTGTGCCAAGCGTGAATTCCTGATGATGTTCCCAACGTCAATGAAGTTGTTCCCGCAGGTTTTACAGTTGTCATACGAGCTGATTTGTTAATACCAATCAATTCAGCAACTCTTGAGTTTTCTTCTTTAACCGCTTTCGCAGCTTCTTTCATATTATAACCTAAAACCACACCTGAACCAATACCTGTCATAGATACACCAATCAACGCATCTTTCTCAGTTGTTCTTCTCCAAATGTCTCTCAAGTAATGGAAGTCAGTGTAACCCGCTTGTAATGTTCCGATGAACGCCGCAGCTTTAACACGAGCATTTAAGTCTTCTTGTGATTCAATGTCAGAAACATTTACCTCACATAAGTTACAGAATTGGTTTGGTCTCAATGCGATTTCACAACATGGGTTTGTTCCCCAATCTTTATCGTTTGTAAAGTAAATACCAGGTTCACCTGCTCCTGACGCTTCAACACGTTTCCATAAATCCATGAAGAATTCTTTTGTAATCTTGTGTCTAACAAGTGCCGCTGAGTTGTTCGCTCTACCTCTTTGTGGATTTTTTTCCCACCATGAACCTGATTTACAAGAAATCATTTCGTTGTCGTCAGCACTGAATAAAGAAATAAGTGCCGCTCTACGGATACCACCAGCTAACACAGCGTCAGCAATATGACATACCATATCATGAACTTCAATTGGAGTTAGTTTTTCACCATCTTCTTTTGCATCCAACATACCTTTTAATTTGTGAATACAATCTTTTAAAGGTTGAGGACCTGGGGCTTTACCACCTGATGTTACAAGTTGAGCTCCTTTTGGTCTGATATCAGAAAAATCAAATTCAGGATTTGATAAGTTTTCACCGAAATAAGATTTCATTAACACCTTAATTGCGTCCGCCCATCCTTCAATAGAATCACCAATCAAGAATCTTCTTGTTCTATTTGATTTTGGTTTTCTAATCTCAGGTAATTTTTCAACGTGATGTTTTTGAACTGAATATCCAACACCCGTACCACCTAACAATAGGAACATTGACTCCGAAAATGCATCCAAGTGGTCAATAGGTAAGTAAGCACAGTTGTAGATTCTGTTTGGAGAAATCTCAATTGGTTTACCACCAAACTGCATTGACCTCATTGAAGGTAATACCTTTTTATCATATACCATTTTGTATACTTCTTTAATCTCGTCTTTTAGAGATGGGTATTTTTTAATATGCATGTTCATATTACGGGTTACCAATTCCTCCCATGTTTCACGTCTGTTTAGTTCTGGTACGAATTTAGCGTACTTCATGTAAACTGTTAAGTCTGACAATATCTTTTGTGATGCGTCCATAATTCTTCTTTGTTTATTTTAATTTGTATTATTGTTTTGTTCTCTTTGTTTTCTTTTCTCTAAAAGTTCCTTAACTCGGTCACGTTTTCTTTCTTCTTGTTGTTCTTCAAACCCTAAGAATGTTACCGAACTTTCAGTATCAATTTCAAGTAATTCATTGTTGAACTTACAGTTTTCAAAAACTACACCATCTTTACCGATACGTGACTTTGTAATTGCTATTGTAGCCAAATTCATTTCTTTTTGTTGTAATGTTTTTGCTACCGATATGATAACGTGACCAACTTGAGCCTTCTTAATAGAACCACCCATTTGGTCTGTAGTCACAACCTCAGAAGAGATTGATGACCTGTTACCTTGTGTTGCTGTCCAACCTACCAATGATAACTCATGACACATCGCTTCAAATCCTCTCATAACCGAACCCTCGGCTTTCCACTCATCTTTACTTGAACTCTCAGGAACCACACAATCAATATAGTCCAAAAGAACTAAATCAACTTTTGTTCCATCCGCAATCATTTTTCTGATTTGATTTTTGATTTGATTCATAGTCATAGAATCTGAAGGGAGTTTTTTTAAGATTAACTCGTTCTTCATTGTCTCTTTAATCTCAGTGATTTTACCCATTACGGTTTCTTTATGTAGAACCAAATTATCAGGTTCAATACCAGTCCATAGGGTAAAGTGTTTACGTTGAACAATCTTTGGATTGTCTTCAAAAAAGATTTGAAGAACATTATATCCAAGATTAAAGGCAGTGTTTGCAATCTTGGTGAGGATGGTAGTTTTACCAACCCCTGTAGGAGCTAATATAACACCTATCTCACCCTTTGCAAGACCACCCTTAAGTAATCTGTCAATTCCTGGTATTCCGATTGGAATTGGGTGTCTAAAATCCTCGTCTAATACTGTTTCAAGGTTAGAGAAAATATCGGTTGTACCCGTATCTTTTTCTCCAACTTGTAACGCTTCACGAACCAAACTTTCAACTTTGTCATAAGATTCAAAGTCCCCCTCAGTAATAATCTTTTGAGCTTTGTCCATCGCCTTCTGAAGTTCTTGTTGTTTACAAAACTTCAAAGCCTTTTCTTGAACAAATTGGGTACCCTCAAATGGCGCGTCTTTGATTTGTTTAATGGTATCAAGAACGATTTTAGCAACCAATTCTTGTGAGATTTCAGATTTAACGATTTGCTCAAGAGTGTCAAAGTTAGGGGTAGACTGATACTTTGCATGATACTCCTTTGTCATCTGTAGGATGATTTTAAAGTACTTGTTGTCAAAATAAACACTTTCAATCACATCCATAATTGATGTTGAAAATTCTTTATCTACAATAAGTTGGTTTAAAAGTTGTATCTGGAAAGTGTTCCCTAAGTATTCAAAATTCTTGTTCATATATCGTTTTTCTATCCCCCTGTTTTATTAAATATTTACTTGTTTAGGTCAACGCCCAAATATTCAAAACTTAATTTTGGGGCTGAAAAAATGTCAGTCAATTCACGGAGAACGTCTTTCAAAAATGGTCGTACGTCAACCGTATAACGAACTTTTGGCGGGAATAATTTTCCGTCAAAATATCTATGACAAATTGTCTGTTCTCCAATTCTAACATAAAGATTGAATTGTTCGCTACCTTCAGTAAATGAAGTGTCCATAATTGCAGGGTCATTAACAATTGCATCTTTGTTATCAATCATATAGATAACCGTCTTCATCTTTAAATGATACTGAAGTTCCTCCTTCAGTTGTCTCATAAAGTAATACAATTCCAATGAGTTTTTTGCCTCAGGATTGAACCCTCTAACGTTAAAGAATCTCTGAACTACGATGTTGTCATTCAACGTCAATAAGAATTCCATTTTGGTGCTGTCTTGCTCTTTCATAATTTAATTTTTGTTTGTTATATTTCTTTTTTCTTTTCTTGTTAATTTCATAAATGGTTTGAGGAAGTTGACCCAAGCTTCGTCATTCTTGGGTAGATATTTAAAAAGACCGTCTTCCATCATCATTCTCATTAAGTTTTTATATCCCCTATCTGTAGGGTCTATACTGTCTGTCAATATCTGTTCAACCAATTCTTTTCCGTCATCTGTTATCAAAGGATTACCAAGGTCTACAATAGTTTTATTTGTAAGGTAAAACTGTTCTCCAAATATAGTTGATTTTGTCTTGCCTTCCAAAAGATTAACCAATGTTTTTATGGGTTTCTTTTGCGGGATGTTTCGTGCACAATCCAAGATTTCTTCTATAGTGCATGGTTTCTCCTGAACCTGAGGGAAATATTTGATTAATGTTTTTTCCCCAAGACCTTCAATTCCACTGATGTTATCGGATTTGTCTCCTGTAAAGATTTTAGTTAACAATACATTATAGTGGGGGATATCAACCTTGTTGATTGTTATCATATCCCCATTTTTAAAATATTGTTTTGATATTGGTGAATAGATTGTAACTCTTTCTGAAATAAGTTGAGTGAGGTCTTTATCCGCAGAGAAAATAATAATATTCTCATCTTTAGATATCTTACAATAATAAGCAATAAGGTCATCCGCCTCATTACTAACCATCTCAACCTGACGAACAAAAATTTCTTCCAAGTATTGTTTAACACGAGACTTTTGGTACAAATACGATTCGTACTTATACTCATTCATGTCTTGTCGTCTGTTTGCTTTGTATTGTGGGTATATAGATTTTCTGATAGATGAGTTTGAGTCCCCATCCCAAAACACAACAACTTTATCATGGTTGTGTTCTTCAAGGAATTTGCGGAGTATGTTCACAAAGTGAAATACTCCACCCACATGAGCACCGTCGTTATACACGTCTTTTGCTCCGTGGAATCCTATCTTAAATAAATTATCTCCGTCTACTAATAATGTTTTAATCACTTTTGTGATTTAAATGGTGGAACAATATACTAATCCTCTTTCTCTTCTTTTAAATCAAAATCTAAAGATGTGACCCCAAGAATGTCTTTCCAATAATCAGCATGTTCTTTTTTGTATGATTCAATTGACACTTTCTCTTCCGCAGCTTCTTTTCCTGCTAAGAACCCGTGTGGTGTTACAATAATCTTTCCGTCTTCATAACCCAATCCATTGATGTGGTTTTTCATAACAGAAACTTTTGTTCTAATTGCAAACTTAACACTTCTCTTGTCTTTGGTCGCAGTAATCTTGTTTGTTCCCGCACCTTTTTGGTTACCAAATAAGAACACCAATGATGAATTTAACCAAATGGCTTCACCACCTTTAGCTTTAATCTTTGGTTGACCGAATGGATTGTCAGGTAATTCAACCCAAGGTTGGTTAACAATAACCAATGTGTTTTCGTATTTTGAATCAGATTTACGAGAACCTGAAATACGTTGGTTAATCCCCATACCAATTTTGTCTGCAAGTGTAGATGCATTGTGTTGTTTACCACCTTTACCTTCAAAGGTCATCTTACAAGGAACTGAACCAACAGAATCCCATAAGAATAATAAACTATAATCTAATTCACCTTTTTCTTGTGCGTCCAATAAACTATTGATGTAGTCAGTGATTTGCTCAATGTAGTTGAAATTGTTATTGAAGATATAAAAACCGTCCCAATCTAACTCACCTGTTGCTTCATCAACAACTTCTTCACAATCAAAACCCATAAGTTTTGCGTGTTCAAAAGACCATTTTTGTTCTGTAATGATGAATACTGGTAGAATACCTTTCTTCTGAGCATCAACGGCAGTTTTAACTAACGCTGTAGTTTTTCCTGTATCTGAGTGACCCAATAACATATTTAAATGTCCGATTGCGGGACCAGGTAATCCAACCGCATCTAAGAAATCTTGTCCTAAGTCAAAAAATCTTTGGGGTTTGTATTTTGCAGAAGTTGAGAATTTCTTCTTAACTGAACTGAAATCGTTTTTCTTTATTGCCATAATGTTATAAATTAATCATGCATGGTACCATACAAGATACCATACATGATGTGTTTTGTTTTATTAGAAAGGTAATTCTGTGTCAACCTCGTCGTTTGCTTGAGGGTCAACAATAGGTGCTTTTGTTTCAGATTTTTTAGAACCACCCATAGATGTTGTAGATTCGGTATCGTTTAGATAAACATACCCACCTTTATCACTATCCCATTTTGGAGTTTCTCCACGAGCAATTGCTTCAAGATAGTCAACAGGTTTTTTAGAATATACGTCCAACCAAGTCAACTCGTCATTAATCCAAGAATCTCCTTGAACTTTTTCTTCGTGTATTGCAGTTGGGTCGTCATACATAATAGTAGATACACTTGTGTACTCTTTACCTGCAGGTGTTTTAGATTTTGTCAATTCAATGATAAGGTCACGTCCTTTTTCAGGGTCAGTGATATCACCTTTGTTTCTCCAAATTGGAATGATTTTATCCAAGATGCCATCGTTCTTGTAATTGTGTTTAAATCTCCAAAACTTTGGACCATCTTCTTCGTGGTCTCTGTCAATTACTTTTACGATATAGAACTTACGAGACTTATATTGTTTCGCCAATTCTTTATCAGATTCTTTACCTGTTGACATCAATTCTTCATAAACCTCGTTTAAAGGAGAACGCTCGTTGTCATTCTTTCCTGGGTCATAAAATTTTTGCCATTGTCCACCTACTTGGATTTCGTGATACCAAGCTTCTTT